GTCTGCACCTACTTCTACTTGTGTAGATACATCTACCACTACAACTACTACATCATCTACAACTACATCAAGTACAACTACAACTGTACCTGATACTACAACTACAACTGTGCCACCGCCTCCTCCTCCACCACCTGAACCTGAAGAACCATATGTAGACCCATATATTGAAAAAGATAAAGAAATTGTTATGGAAGATGGTAGTGTTGGTACATATAGTCAAGCAGATATTGATGATGGTACAGTAGAAAGAGATAACGAAAGACAAACTAATGAAGAGCTTTATGGTTGTTATATTACTAATGTTGCTTTGGAACGTGGTGATTGCGATATACCTGAAGAGGTTATAATTATAGATGATGAGTTATATGAAGAGATTCCAGGAGGAGATACCGAAGAAGAGCTTTATGATGATGTTATTGTGGTATTGGAAATGGACGATGACTATGAAGATGAAGAGATTGTTGAGCTTACTGAAGAAGAAATTCTTGAACTTGAAAAACAAATGGAAATTGATGCTAAAGAACTTGAATTACTTGAAGAAGAAATATATGTCGAGTTAGATTTAGAAGAGTTATCTGAAGAAGAACTTGAAGAATTTGTTGAAGTTATATTAGAACTTGAAGAATACATAGAAGAATTAGATGATATAGAGTTTGAAGATATTACTTTAGAAAATATACCTGAAGATATTATTATAATTATAGAAGAAGAAATTATTGAGGAGATTATTGAAGATGATGTTGTTGTCGTTGAAATTGAAGAAGATGTCGAGGAAGTTTTGGTTCAGCCAATACAGGAAGATGTTAAGGAAAGACCAGTTGAGGACCTTACAAAAGAAGAAGTAGCTGTTGAAGTTGCTGAAATTGAAAAAGTTATTGAAATACCTATTGTTGAAGAAGATTTATCTACAGAAGAAATAACAGAAGTTATTGAAGAATATGTCGAAGAGCTTGAAACTGAAGAAGTTATAGAAGTTCTTGAAGAAGTTAATGATGTTGGTGTACAAAATTTAGAACAAGTATCTGAAGAAATACAAGAAGTTATACAAGCAGTAGTTGAAGAAGCTATTGAAGATATAGAAGAATTAACTGAAGAACAAGTAGAAGTTGTTGCTGAAGTATTACAAGTAGAAACAGAAGACGTTGAAATTATTGCTGAAGCTGTTAAAGAAGATGAATCAGTCGCTATAGCTGTAGAAGAATATGTAGAACGTGCTGTTGAAAATGCAGATGTAGAAAATTATACATTAGCTGATGTTGTTACTGAAGTACAATTTGAAGAGTTTATAGATAATCCAATTGAAGTGTTTACAGATATTGACATAAGTAATATTAGTATTACAACCATAAGTAATGACATGACAAATGACCAAAAGGAAAAAGCACAAGAAGTTGTAGTTCCTGTAATTTTGACTAGAATAGCTAGCATGGCAGCTTTTTTATTTAGGAGAGGTTAATGCTTAAAAAATTATGGACTTGGTTTGTAGAAGCAATCAAAGAAACATTAAACCTTAGTTGGACTTTAGTTGGTTTAGTTATTGCTACGCTTACATTAACTGGTTCAGCACAACAAGTTACAGGATTAGCTACTATAATTACATTAGCTGTATGGTTATTAACTATAGGATTTAGAAAGTAGGTAAATATGGATTGTTGCGGACAAGGTTGTTGCGGAGGTAATAGTGGCACATGCAACTAGAAAAGCGTCATTAATAAAGAAACATGGACTTAGTGGAGTTAACAAACCTAAACGTACTCCAAAACATGCTACTAAATCACATGTAGTATTAGCACAAGAAGGACATACAATTAAACTTATTAGATTTGGTGAACAAGGTGCTAAGACTGCAGGTAAAAAAACAGACGCTAAATCTAAAGCTAAACGTAAATCTTTTAAAGCTAGACATGCTAAAAACATTAAAAAAGGTAAGATGTCAGCAGCTTATTGGGCAAATAAAACTAAGTGGTAATATGGCTAAAAAAGTAAGTTGGATGTGGGGCGATAAACGTTATTACGGTACTCTTATTAGAGAAACTAAAACACATAAATTTGCAAGAACCCATAATGGAAAAGTAAAAAAAATAAAAAAATGAATTTAGAAGTATTAAGAATTAGCTCACAAAAAGATTCTACATCTGGAATATTATTTGACGTTGTGAATGGTAAACGAAATTTTCTTTGTTACACCTTAGAAGATGAACAACGTGATGTAAAAGTCTGGGGAGAAACAAGAATACCTGCTGGTAAATACAAATTATCATTAAGAAAAGAAGGTGGATTCCATAGTAGATATCAATCTAAATACGGTGATATGCATAAAGGTATGATACATGTTAATGATGTACCAGGCTTTGAATATATATTATGGCATACTGGTAATACTGATGAAAATACGGCTGGTTGTTTGCTACTTGGTAACTCACAAACAAGTAACCTTGTACAAAAAGATGGATTTGTAGGGTCAAGTGTTAATGCTTATAAAGATGTATATCCTTATGTTGCTGCAGCTATATCACAAAGTGATGTATGGGTGACATATACAGACTACGATGGAACTGTAAATACTAATGACAATTCAGACCTAAATAGTAATGACATAATGGAAAAGCTTTCTGAAATATCTGGAGAAATACAAATGTTAAATGCTAAAGTAGATGGAAAAGAAATTATATAATGCCAAAATTTGTACCATTTAGTAAAAGCTTAAGGTTTGGAGATGTATCAGACCCTGACATAGAACCTTGGAAAGATGACGAACAAGCTATGGATAAATCTGCACAAGAACTTCAAGGTGATTTAGAAAGAAAAATTCAAGGTGGTCAAGATGTAGCTCAATCTGATATATTTAGTGGTCAAACACAAGTAGGTGGTTCAAGTGGTGCTAAAGGATATAAAATAGAATCTCCTGATGCAGGTAAACAATACTTAAAAGAAATAGCTGGTTTTGATATTGATATGGAAATAGAACTTAGAGAATCAATAGCAAATGAATTATCAACAAACAAAATGGAAATAGCAGTTAGAAATAAACCAGGTGTTCAAAGAGAAGTAATAAGTCCAAACGTATCAGAAACTACACGTACAGTATTAGGTAGTAAAGACAGGCCTTTTGTTGATTTTACTTATGAACAAGACCCTAAAACTGGTGAGTTTAAAAAAGTTAAAGGTGAAAACTTAACAGGTAAAACAACTAATTTACCTAATACACCTGCAGCAGGAGATATTCAAGGTAGAAAAGGTATGAATTTAGCTACATCAAGACAAGCTTTTAGAAATGCTGAAGAATTACAATCACTTAAAATTCAAAGAGCTGGAATTGTTAGAGAAATTAATAAAAAAATGTACGATGTTAATTATGATGCAGATATATTAACTAGAACAGATGTAGATAAAGCTATTTCTGTATCTAAAGGTGAAGGTATAAGTGTATCAGAAGCTGTTATACGTGAAAAACAAACTACAACTGAAAGAATAGCTGAAACTGGTGATGCTTTTGAAATGAAAGAAGATTGGAAACAAACAGCTGCATATGATTATTCATTAATTGAAGAAGGAAATAGGTTAAGAGATTATCAAGAAGATGTAAAACAAAACAGATTTCAAATGACAAATTTACAAGACAGAGTAGATGCAACTGGTACTGCTGGATTTAAAGAATATCCTAAAGGTGGAGGTAGAGGTGGAGTATTACAACCTAATTTAGGTGGTGTTACTAATCGTACTAGCAGTAGTATGCAAGGTGGAGGAGTTAGAGGTTTAGGTTATAAACAAGCTGATATACTTTCCAGGTCTATAGTTCCATTTACACCAGAAATTAAAGATAATATAGCTGACTTACCTTTTGCTATGTCTGATTATTCATCACAAGCTGAAAGAATATTAGGTAAACAAGCTGGTAAACAACATATGAAAGATATAGTTGATGATTCGATTGGAAAGCTACCTCAGACCGACCCAGATGGCCCTGTAAGAGGGGGTAAAGATTTTGATGCAGTGCTTGCCAGGCATCGTAAAATAGAAGCTGCATCAGCCGAATTTGCTATGATTAGAAAAGATGTTACAGATATTTATGGTTCTTATAATAAATCTAATTTAGAAAGATATTTTCAAGGTAAAGGAATTGCTTCGTCTGGAGCTTTTCGTGATGTTCGTAGTGCAACAATTGCTGGTGTGGATTTAAATAAATTAAACGTCAAAGGTTTGCCAGCCGTCAGTAAGAAAATGGAAAATAGATTAGCAGAACAAAATACACGTAGTGCTAGAAGTTCAGGAGTTTTAGATATTACTGGTACAACAGACCCTAATAAAGTAAATACTAGATATGGTACTAATGATATTCCTTTTGAAGCAAATAAACCAAATTTACCAGCTTTACCTGGAGAGCAAGTAAAAGTACCTAATGAAAATGCACGTAATTATGGTATTAATGAACCTTCATCTAGACGTGCAGCTGGTCAAAAGAAACGTGAATTATCTACACAACAAAGAGCGCAAAAGATTTTATCTACTCCAGGTATAGCTTTAAATGAATCAGATAGAGCAATACAAAAAAATCTTAAAAAAGCAGTAGCTGCGTCTGGTTCTTTAAAATTAGTTAAAAATTTAACAAGTATTTTAAATAAATCTAATCCAGCATTAGCTGGTTTATCAATGTTGCCTAAGAAGGTTTTTGATGATATACTAAATCCTAAGAAGCCAGAGGCTTAATATGAGTGATTTATTTGAAAAAAATAAAAGAGCAAGAAATACTGATGGGACATTTAAAAAAGATGTTGCGTGGACCCCTTGGAAAGAATCATGGGAGTATAAAATGAGTGAAGAACTTAAAGATATGATTGAGCGTAGTGCTTGGACCTTCATTGAAGCGTTCATAGGTGCGTTAACAGTTGCTCCATTAGTTGGTGTAGAAGCTGAAACACTTCAGTTAGCTGCGTTAGCTGGTGGTGGTGCTGCATTAGCAGTCATTAAAACATACGCTAAGAAACAAATAAGTAAGTAACATTAATGCCTGGTCAAGATAAAGATTATACAACAGCTGGTATGACTGAACGTGAAATGCGTTCACGTATAAAGTCACATAGAGAAATGGCTTATAAAGCTGCAAAAACTGCACGTGAAAATAAAGTTCCTGAAGCTTTTTTAAGTGATAGTTTTCGTACTTGGTATAAAAATAATCCACAATCTCCTTTTGTTAAGGGTGGTGGTATTTATAAATTACAAGACCAAGCTGGTAAATCTATATCTGCACATAACAGATATGTTAAAAAAACAAATACTGCTTTAAAAATTACTAAAGCTTTAAATGTTAAAAAAGCACAAGATTTGCAAAAGCAAATAAATAAATTAGTACAAGGATATTAAAATGCCAATAGGCAAAAAAGGTAAGAAAAAATCTTACAAAACTGGTAGAAGACCTAAGAAATAATTACTCTTCTTCTATATTATATAACTGATATTTAAGAGTAAGTTCTTCGCCTATAATTATTTCGTATAGTGTTTCTAATACGTAGCCATTTTTAAATTTATTTAATTGGCAATTAGGATATTCACTATGATTTACAAATCCACCTAATGGTGTTCTGATAAGGCCGTGTTCAAATGCTTTATTTTTTATATGACTTACACCTAAGATTGTATTTTTTGGTATAGGTTTACTAGCAAAGAGGCCTAGTCCATCGACTTTAGACCTCTTTATAGTAACTGTATTTGGTAATGGTTTATAACTCATCAGGATATTTATAGGTTTGTTCTATATTAAAGTATGGATTATGTTCTGGAAAGTTCCATGCTTTACGTATATCCCATTGATTTACATCATCTTCTTGATTAGTACCTGTATATATTGCACTAGCTATTTTAGTAAAGAATGATTTTGTTACTTTATCTTTATAAAATGCTTTTGAATATTTACCATCAACTAAATTCTTTAATCTTTGTAACCAATATAATGTTTTTATTGTTACTTCTCCTGATTTTGTTTTAGTTTGTCTAATTAATTCTGCATTACTTTGTGTAACTTTAGCATTTAAAGGATATGCATATCTGTTACCTGCAAACTTAGCTCCTTCTTTTAGAAGCACATTTAATTTGTGGGTAAATGTCATTGTTAATGTCAAGTCGTTATTTATAACATAACTTACAAACACACGATTACCCTTTGGCGTCAAGCCAAGAAATCTCTTTCCGCCAAAGCTAGTTAAACCTTTAGCTTTATTAAATCTTTTACGATTTTTACGTGATTTCATATTAGATTTTTCGAATATTGTGTCTGCTTTTATGTCATTTGCATATCGTGGTGCAAATTGTGTATTGATATTATTCATTTATTATATCATTCTTCCTCTCTTTTTGTTTGCATTTGGAATTGTATATTATAATCAGTTACAAATTTTGATAATAAATTGTCAACTTTATCTGTATTAGGTCCAGTTTGTGTTACTGGACTTCCTAAATTATCTATTAATTCCACAGCCCACTTGCGTAATTGCATTGGGCTACTAAATATGTTTTCTTCTTCGGACATTTATCCTCCCCAGCAGTGTTTACTACTGTTCCAATGATGCCAACCATCGTGTTTTATAAGCCAGGCAGCTACTGCAGTTGCAGTCTCTGGGTCTGTCCTTTCTTTTTGAATGTTTAATTTAGGCGTTAACCATGCCCATGTATTATCGTTAAATTGCCATAATCCAATGTCTTTAGTACCGTCTTTATTAATACCAACTGCATTTGATTTACCACTACTTTCACAATAGATAACCTTTAATGCTTGTACTTGAGTTTTTATCATTCGGTCGAAGTATTTGTCAATTAAAGGTAGCCATTGTATTGTATGTTCAATCTTATGCTGGTCTTCTCGACATTGGATATACTCAGTGAAGTCATCTACCGTTGGTAGTGCCACTGTTAAACTACAACTGAGTAGTAATCCAATCATAATTTATTTGTATTGTTTTTGTAATTTACGATGTTTACGTTCACCTTTTCTACGCATTGTATCGCCATCAGATGGTGCAGATACTAAATAATATAGAAAATGTCCTCTTTGTTTTGCAGGTAACGTTACTATATCGTATCCTTCTTGTCTTAAATCATGTAACACACCACCAAATCGTGTACATTTTAAGTCAAATACAAATTCTCCATTACTAATTGGTTCATTGTTTCTTTCAGTTTCTAATACATATCTTATAAGTTCACTTTTACTTTTAATAGTATTAGGTATTTTATTTCCTCTAAATGATTTTGCAATCATATTCCACCTTCCTTATATTGTGTTAGTGAGTCCCCATTCTTTTGGTAAATCACTATTATCCATCCACCAAGACTTACGCCATTTGCCAGTGTGTCCACCACATATAGCTGGGTCATTGCTTGAACAAACAAAGTCAGGGCTTTTGTCTGACTTTTTATTATTTCTATTATCATAGACCATTTGCCCACAATATGGGCATTTTAAATCGTCACGATATTTCTTTTTATCTTCCAATTTATGTACGACTTCCTGTACTACATTAGACATATCAGATACTGTAACAACATCTGCTTCTTCTAGTGTTTTTACTTTATCATCTAATGACATTTGGTCAAAATCATTAGGTATCTTAGCTTCTAGTGTACCAGATAATTTTTCCAACATACTAAGATACTTATCTAATTCTTTATCAGACCATGTTTCTTTGTTGTTTGGAAACTTTTTAATACGTGCATAATCGTTAGCTTTACCAATAACATTACGTCTAATATCTTTATCAGATATATGTTCTGTCATTGCAGCAACTGTTTGTGCTATAAATTGTATATCTTGTGCCATTAGAATGGTGCTTCATCAGGTTCATCTAAGTCAGCTTCAGCATTTAATATATCATCCATAATATCATTCATACGTTGCTTGTCTTCTTTAGTTGGTTTATTCTCTTTTCTACGCATATCAACTTTAGTAACTTCTACTTTAGCATCTGCATCAGCCATTTCTTGTGTGTAACCATCAGGTGCTACTGATGTAGCCTCTTCTTCTGACTGCTTAGAACCAGACCATAGTTCTACACCTAAGCCAAATCGCATACATGCACGTTTGAATGCATCAGACTCTGCATCTTTAAGGTTAGTACCATCATTGAACTTATCATTGTTCATTTTAAATGTATCTATATCACCAAAGCCTTCATATGTTCCCATATGTTCACCATCGTGTATAGTAATAATACCTTTAGCACCTACAATTCTTTTTTCTCCATTGTGTGTACTATATACTGGTTCGCAGAACCAACTGTATTTAACTCCACTGTCCCTTAAACGCTCAACATAGTGTGCGTGTGGTACATAATCCCCGAACTTACCAGCAGGTGCTTTACGCACTAAATTAGCTGGAAAAGGGGATAGTAATCCGTTGGTATTTTTTACCATTTTTACTCCTTTTCATTTTCTTGTAGGCCTTAATCAACCCAGCAGGGGAATAAGGCCGTTCTCTTATTCTTGTGTTAGTACGTTCAATTGAGTTACTCCTCTTTCAATAGGTATAAATTTCATTTGACCATCTTCTTCGATGATAAAATAAGGTATACTACCTAATCCACCGTACTCAATTGCTACTCTTCTAACAGTCGAATTGACATTGTTATTAGACATATCCTATCCAATTGTACTATACATCATCTAAATTAACAAGGTATTCAGCTGTTACTCCTGCACCATCTTTGCAAAATAACAACCATTGACATGGTCTACCCATACTTGCTAACTGTTCTAACGCATATGTGTTATAACTTTCGGTACTTCCGTTAACCCACAACCTAATACCATTAAGATACATAGTGGTTGGTGTATGAAAATGACCAGCTACTGCCATATCAAATGGTTCCATCATACCGTTTGCTGCTAGTGTCTTCCATCCTTGTAGCTTTTTACCAAAGCCATACCATGGAAACCCACTAAATCCTCTGACATTATCGCCATGCCATAATAAAAACTTACAGTTTTCTCCTAAATCTGCTATATCGAACCAATGGTTATCGCCTGAACTATCAGGTATAGTC